AGGAATGATCCAGTATTACTATTGATCATAAAAGATCCTGATGTAGCACTAAAGTCAGCACCAATACTAGTTACATGATTAATAGACCAATATAATGTAGTACCATCTGGTACACTAGTAGTATTAATATTAAAAGTACCAGAAGCACCTTCATTAATAGAAGTTGGAATAGTACCAAAAGTATATGAAACCCCAACAGAGGTATCATTAATTGTAACAGAACTACTTATAGCAACTACTGTACCAGAAGTACTTCCAGTTCGAATAGAAACTGTAAAAGTTTCTCCACCTTCAGTCGCAGAATCTGCAATAGTTGTAATATTAAATGATCCAGTATTACTATTGATCGTAAAAGATCCTGAGGTTGCACTAAAGTCAGCACTAGTGGTAGTTACGTGATTAATCGTCCAATATAATATAGTTCCATTAGATATGTTAGTAGTATCTACATTAAAAGTACCAGAAGCACCTTCATTAATAGAAGTAGGAATAGTACCAAAAGCATAATCTATTGGGTCAAAAAATGCTCGAATATTAGTGGTTTCCGCTAATTCGGAGAATCTATATGATCCATTACCATTGCCATAAGTAATTCTAACCAATCCAGAATCATGATTATTTGATATAGATGCTGAGGCAGCAGGTGCATTACTCCAATTTGCTGTGGTAAAAGTTATTGCTTTATCTTTACCATTTTGTGTTAGAAGAGTTTTTACTTGTTCTGGTGTTGGCCAAACTCCATTATAATAAAATTCTCTTTCCATAATACATGCAGCTTTTCCAACTACTGTTGGAGTAGCGCAACTAGTACCACTAAACATTCCCCATCTATGACCACCAGAGTATGAACTTGACGGATAAGCAGTCCAAGTATAAGCACCTAATCCAACAATATCAATACCCTTTCCCCTATTTGTATATGCATCCAAAGCAGGAAGTCCTTCAGAATTTTGTCCAGCAGCAACGTCAATTCCTTTCGTCAATCCATGTGGACCATATGCTTTAAATGGATACCTAAAGTTAGTAGTAGATGTTGATTTGCTAATGGGATTATTATTTGATATGCCATAAGTAGTATATGAGGCATCACATGTACAATATGTACCATTATACTCAGGATCAGTATATTTCACATAAACGCCACCATTATTTCCAGCAGCATTTATACAAACTATTCCAGCATTCCAAGCAGTTTCTAAAGAATTTCTCATGGATGAATTATAAGAATTTGTAGGAAATACTACGCACCAAACATAATTTGTTGTAATAGGATCTAATATCTGAAAGGGAATTATATTTCTAGATGTAAATGGAGTAAAGTTAGTTCCCCATCCACCAACTGGACGATTAACAGTTCCGTTCGGTGTGGTAATAGATGCAATACTATCAATCGGAACTCCAGTTGAACGATCTAGCAAATATTGATATTCTCCAATCATAATGGTTGGATTTTTTACACCAGTTTCCAGATTATTACTCTTTAAATTATGCCAAGCAATGATTGCATCAATACATTCTACTACACCATCACCACCAGTAGTATATGCTACTCTCAAATTTGCACCTTTAGCGAATCCACATATAGATCCGGCAGCAGCACTTAAAACTCCCATTGCATGAGATGAAAATGCACTATTAGAATTTGTAATTTGATTATTACTTACTTCTTCCAAATCCACCCAGTTCATTGGAATAAGTCTACTGGTTGGAGTTGTCCATACAATACTTCCACTTTGTTTTCCAGTATTTGTTGGTATATTAGTAACTACAGAAGCACTATTGTATTCTCCAGAAGTAGTTTGTATCCATAAGGGATGCCCAGGAGCATTGATACTTAAAGTTAATTTGTCACCAACCTTAATGTTGATTGTTGGATTATTTCCAGATATAGATCCATTTCTATCATTTCCCGATAAAGTATATGAACTAACACCACTATTTGTCACAGATATTAAATAATTATTTCTAGTCCCATCAGATGCAGAAACAATAATTGATCCACCCATCACTGAGTGGTTCTGACAAACATAATAATAAGTTCCTGCCACTGCTCCAGTGGTATTTCCCTGAAAATCAGGATGAGTATCATGATTTCCAGAATATGTTGCAACCGTTGGACCAACTTCCAGTGTTACAATATCAACATTTTTTCCAGTCCACCTATATTTCCAAGTTGCATTGTTTATACTCTGAGTATTATCATATAAAAATGATGTTCCAACTTTTATACCCCCGTTGTTTATTTGATTTGTGTCAAGATAAAACTGAAGTGGGGCATAGGCACTACCAGATTGAGCGGTGGAAGGAGTATTAACAGTTATAGTTCCTGTTTGTGTTTTTAATGATGGTAATCCAGGAGAAAAAACTTCAAGTCTTTCATCTATAGATTGAATTCTAGGATCATTTTTAAAGGTCTCGAAGTATGAATCTTCAATATTCATAGAAATACAAGATTCAATACTGTTCAGCATATTGTGTACAGATGCTTCCGTTTCGGGATCAAAACTATCAGCGAATGCCTGACTATCAACGCCTTCAACTAGGTGAACATCATAGATTGTTTTTGCCATATTAATTTCTTAGTTTATTATTTAATTTATATACAGATGAATTCATATCAGATCATTGTCTCTCTGGCAAACCTATAAGTCATCAATCCACTTGTACCAGTCTCTGGAGTTAATTGCAACTTACATGATCCACCAGAAACTGTTGCACCAATCGATATCATAAAAGTTGGTTCATACATAATTGCATATTCTTGAGAGAATGCGCTAGTTCCATTTTGCATAACAAGAACTTTTTGTGCCTGAATGGAAGAAGATGACTCGATATAAACAGTATATTCTGCTGTTTTAAAGTTTGTATTAGAAATTAAGAAACTATCAATATCAGTAGTTATTCCAGCAGAAGCAACAAAAGTTCCAAATCCAGTCTTAACACCATATTTTTCTACTTGAAGGGGTGTTGATGGAGATGATGTGCCAATACCCAGATTTCCGCTTGATGCAATATATGTTAATTTTGTTGGAGATACTTTTTCTGTATACGTACTACCGCTAGTAGAATTTGTAAATACTAAGTATTGTGGAGTTGGTGTGGAATTATCCTCTTCAATTGTGATGTCAGATCCACCAAGTTGTCCTAAAGTAGACCAAACTACACCAGTTCCTGTTGAAACTAATATTGAATCACTATCGCCAATTTCATTATTTCCATCATAAAGTCCAGCACGTAGTCTTATACCACCATTTACGTCCAATTTTGTTGTTGGATTTGTGGTTCCAATTCCCAAACTTGAAGTGGAAGCATTAAATATTAAACCTGGATTTGTTTTTAATGATGATGTAGGATTCTGGGCCGGTGTTTGAGAAAAAACAATATTTGTAGTTGTAGATGAAGTATCTGTAGTAAGAGCAACATTTGTGGCAGATGCTGCAGTTCCAATACCAGTTAGTTTGGATCCATCCCCATAATAAGTAACTGTACTAACTCCAGGATTTGCTGATGTTACAATTCCATTTGAACCATCAAGTTTAATTACTACTCCATTTGATCCACCGAAAGTAGAAATCCCTGTGGTATTTACAAAAAGTGAAGTAACTGATGCAATACCACCAATTACATTGGTTGCAATACCTGCTGTTGATGCAAAAGCAACAATAAGTTTGGATGCAGCAGTAGCATCTACATTAAATGCCGTTGTGGCGAATGATGCCGTTGATGCTGTTCCGGTTAAGTTTCCAACAAAAGTAACAGTAGTAAGACCACTGATAGAAGTTATAATACCAGTAGTGCCATCAATTTTTATTCCAGTATTTCCAGCACCAACGGTAACTATTCCGGAAATAGTTAAACCAGAAGCACTGACAATACCAGTAAACCTACCAGTACCACTAACATCCAAATTAAAACTTGGAGATGCAGTACCAATACCTAATCTAGGATTATTACTTTGTGGAACAAATGCAAATAATGTCTTATTAATATTTAAAGTAGTAGTACTTCCCGTATTATCCACGAAAAGAGGATAATTAGTTAATGTAGACGCAGTTTCTACAACATTAATTGATAATGCGGGAAATGTTTGCCAACTAGGTGGTAATGTGGAACCATTAGATTTAAGATAATCTCCAGGACTTCCATTAGCAATAAAAGATGTACTACTTGGACCTGATTGATAAGGTAAATTATTTGCAGCGCCACCTTTTAAATTTGTTGCAATACCAGCATCAGTGGCATAAGTAGCAGTAGATGCATTACCCTTAAATCCAGATGCAGTAATAACTCCAGTAAAATACCCATCACCAACTACAAAAAGTTTAGATGTTGGATTTGTAGATCCCAAACCAATATTACCAGAAACATAAGCACCGCCATCAACTTGAAGTGGTTGATTACTAGTACCAGTAGATGTTGTAGTACTAATGAATACTGTACCATTAGTAAACGTAGATACACCAGAAACTCTTAAATTATCAAAATCAAGAAACTTACCTTTAAATGTAGTTGCCGTAATAATACCATTACTCATTGTAATGGCATTTCCTACTCTAAATACATCATTAACAACTCTTAAGTCATTAATTGTAGCAACACCGATCCAAGCATTAGTAGCAGTAATAAATCCTACTTTAATATTATCGGAATTTAAAGTATTAGTTTGACCATCATATGATAATGATTGCGAATCAATAAATGCTTGCTGAATCGTAGTTCCTGATGATCCAACGAGTACTAGATATGAGGTGTCATCAGTAGATGTTGTTGATCCAAGAGAAATACTAGTAGTAAATCCTGCACTATCGGCATATTTTGCAGTTGTTATAGTGCCATAAAAATTTGTAGCAGTAAAACTAAGAGCAGTTACTGCACCAGATACCCATACATCTCCACCAACATCAAGTGTTGCTCTTGGAATTGTTGTTGATCCAATTCCTACTTTAGAAAATGTTGTTACGCCAACAAAAGTAGATACACCAGTAACTATAAATGATCCAACTCCTACATTTCCAATAATAATACCAGATTGTCCCGAAAATTTACCGGCAGTAACTACACCAGTAAATTTACCATCACCAACAACATCAAGTGCTACAGTTGGAGTTGTGCTTCCTATTCCGACAAATTTTGAAGTATAAATTCCAGTATTTCCACTTTTAATCCAATATGAATTTATTTTTACATCAACAATATTTGTATTGAAATTATTGGTAGAAATTGCTACTAAATCATTACCATCGGATAAAAAATTAATTCCAGTATAAGAACTTACACCAGATAAAACTCCATTTTGAAAAGCAAAAATCGCATTATTATAATCTGGTGGAACTGCTGTCCATTTTAATCCAACGGCATCTTTTGTGAGAAAATACCCAAGTTCACCAGAAGAATTAGTGGCATCAAATAGAGACTGACGAATTCTTATTGTAGAAAGATCAAGATCTGCAGTCGGATTTGTGATTCCAATACCAACTCTACCAGTAACATCCAATACGGGGGTATTGGTGGTAATTCCAGGAATACCTACATTTAGAAAAGGTTGCCTGCCAGATACATATTGGGCCATTTATATTAACCTTTTGCTGTTTCTAGAACACTCATAACAATCGAAAGAACACCATTTTCATTTGCACTAACACGAACTTCATCATCAGTTTCAAGTACCAATCTAGAACCCAGTGGTAACAGTGCATCGTTTGCCGGAACTGCTCCATTTTTAATTAAATCATAATTTCCACCATCACTAGCACGATAATGGCAAAATCTTGTCGTATAAGTCGTTGTTCCAGTCGATATATTAGTGATTTGAGCAGAAACAACAATACTTGCAACCCCAATCGGAGCAGTATAAATTCCAACCGGATTTCCAGTTGTTAAATTGCGCCTGATTGTTCTAAACGTATTAAGTGCTACTGCTGCCATTTTAACTATCCAGAGCGATTATAAGGGGTGTTACTTTATTTATTATACTTTGATCGAACGACCTTCCACTAATAGTTCCTGTTAATTGATTCGCAACAAGACCATCACCAATTCGGAAGTTTCCTGCCTGATTTGTGCTGGTATAAACTACCTGGCCACCACCTTCTTCAACAACTTCATTATCAGCAATTGTCACACCACCAAGAGCGGGTTTAGCAATATTAATATTTGTTCCGGATCCAACCCATTCAAAAGCAATTGTCGAGGCAAGTTGTAAACTTACCCTTGTAAAGTAAATTGTAGTTCCTGCGCCAACAGTATTATTTAATCTTTGATTTAAAATAATAGTAGAAATTCCTGCCGAAGGTAAAGTTGCACTCTCAATACTATAATAAATTGGGAAAATTTCAACTTCTGCAGTTGCTGTAGTACCGCCACCAGGAGGTGGGTCAATTGTAATATTAGGAATTTCAGCATATTGACTTCCATCGGCAATTACGTCAATTGAAGATACAGATCCGGAAGAATTAATATTTGATGATCCTTCGGCACGAATACCTTGTGGTCCTGTTGGAAAATCTATGATTACTCTTGGTGGTGTGGTATATCCAGAACCCCCATTAGTAACCTTAATAGACTTAACAAAATAATATAATTGCCCGAAATACATTGATTGTCCATCATAAGGTCTCTGAATACCGAGACCAGAGACAACAAGAACATCACTATCAATCACAGATGTTGTGTGAGCAATTCCAGTATATCTGTAAATTGATTTCGAAGTCTCATTACCAACTCCAACTGCATATAATCCATAATTACCAAATGATGCGTTGGAGTTGTTAAGATCACACTGACCACCAGATGCAGTATAAATTGCAATATCATTACAAATTGTAAAAATAGAAACTAACTGGGCATATGCACCGTTAGTAATTGAAACTCCAATACCACCTTGATTGAATTGTGTATATGAGTCAACACTCATTGAACCCGTAACACCAATATCATCCTTATCTCCTGGTTCTGCATTAAATCCATCAACTTTCATTCCAATACTCTTAGGAACGAAATTAGTACAGTTTCTTATGTATGGACCTTGAGTAATAGGACCAACACCTTTAGAATAAGGTGGTCTAACCTTACCTCCAGAAACATAAGTATGCGGAATTGTAGAAGTGCCAACATTCACGGTAAAGGTTGTTCCACTTCCAACAACATTCAATACTCTAAAATCATATCCATTATTTCCGGTTGGAAAAATTGTTGTGGTCCCTGCACCACTTGTACAAGAGAAGTTTAAATTACGAAGTGTGACTACATCTCCGACTCTCAAACTTATTCCGAGTGCAGTAATAGTGGTGATACCGGTTACGTTATTATATTGGGCAGTTTGAATACCAATTGAGCGATCAATAATAGATCCACCAGAAACATAAGTATGTGCAATGGTAGATGTACCAACATTTACAACAAATGAATTATCACTATTCAATTTATTTACATAAAATTCATATCCATATACACCAGATGGAAATGATTGTGTGGAAATAAATCCACCAGAATTACAATTAAATTTCAAATTACGAAGGTCTACAACATCACCAAGTTTCAGTGAATTATTTGTAAATAATCCAGGAGCTTCTACCAGAAGATTTCCTGTGCGCTCATTATATACTGCACTAGTAACACCAACAGTAGTACTAAATCCAATACCACGATTACCCGGATAAGTCTTATTGAATTGAACACCTACAATACTTGGGGAACTGTTAACAATACTAGTTACAATACCGACACAAGTACGAATTGCAGAAATTACATTTGAACACCCATTAATTGCATTATTAAATCCAGTATTAGGATCATACTGAATTGATAAATCCTTTAATTGTGTAACTTGATTTTGAAAATTAACATATTTTTGTATTGTTCCGCCAGAAACATATGTATGGGGTAAAGTCGATTGTCCAACTACAACTTCAAAAGTATTGGAATTTAATACTTTCTTAACTGGAAAAATATACCCAAAACTTCCAGTTGGGTAAGTTAATACTCCTGGACCAGACGGACAAGTAAATCCAAGTCCAACAATTTTTACTG